AGCCATGATAAGCCCCCTTAGTCTGGAATTTCAGTAGAAAGTTGATCTTGACCGCCTTCGTGCTGGTAGGCAGAGTTCACGCTGTAGGCTTGGCCGCTGTTAGCAACGATAGATTCCAGAATCTCAACTGGGGTGTCTTTCATTTCTTCAGGCTCTTTACCAAGCGCTTTAGCAGCATTGGTCATAAGGCTGTTCATTTTAGCCTCTTTTTCCTTCTCTGCTTTTTCGTACATGGCGTTGTACTTTTCGTCCATTTTGTCCATGCGGTTAGCCATTTCTTCAACGGAGCTGGCCATTTTATTCATAGCCTCATCCATTTTGCCCATGCGCGCATTGACGTCCATAGCGGTGTCTTTGCCAGCTTTCATGGCGTTACCTGCAAAAGATTTGAAGTCACTATCGGACATGCCCTCTAGCTCCTCCTTGGTCTTACCGCAGTTAGCAGCTAAAAGCTGTTCGATAATAAAGTCTTTCATTTCGCCTTCTTCCTCTTGTGAATTTGGCATGATAGTTGCGTCGTTGTTATTGTTACCTACTGGCACAAGCTTTGCAAGCATGTCAAGGATTTTACTTATAGTTCCTTTATCTGCTGGCAGTTCAATTTCAATTTCGTCGTCTTCATCTTCCATAAGCCCTTGTTTTTCCTCATTAAGATTACAAACAATGACTTCGCTTGTCTGACCTTCTGCATTGGCAAAAATGCCGACACCTTTTTCAGGGGTTGCCGCGCCCGGCTCATCAAGCAGGATTGCAACGTGGTCAAACTCCATGTTTCGGGCTATCCAGGTGTACTCATCACCGTCAGCATTGACGCCTGACACTTCATCTTTTGTCAGCATCAGTCCGGTTGATACATGGATTGGCTCGCGTGAGGATTCCATATATTGGATACGGTCAAGAAGTTCAGGGCCTCGCTTACACCCCTTCGCCTGATCGACATTAATCACAATATCCATCAATACTTCATTGCCACGCTTTGTTACATTGCGATTGACTGCGCCAACATAGAAGTTTTGCACAGCCTGCCCGCTCTTGGCGCTAATGAAGTTACCGCTTGCATCAGTAGGGTGTCCAAGTGGCGCCAGTGTCTCATCAATTGACAGATATGATCTATCAATATCTTCAGAGGAGTAAAGGCCGCCATTCATGACAACATCGTCACGAATAGGGCACACATTGCGCAGCACGATCTCGCCGCGCTTTTCATCCCGGTATACGTTTTTAGCATTGACCTGAGTCAACACGTTACAACGTAGCTTTTGATTGCCTTTCATTTTGAAATACTCTATTTGCTGTAATCGTTTATCGGCCTCTTCTTTTGATGAATAGCCTTTTGATATCCTCTTGCCTTCTTCCGAGTAGACAAACCACTTGCCACCCTCTTTACGAACCACGTTGGCTTGAATGTTGTTTGACTTGTCTTTGTCGGCAGCTTTCATCTGATCGTATAGCTTGCGGAACCATGACATTCCAGGTCTACCGCCCCACAGCATGGCAGAGGCATAGGCATGGCTATCTTTAGGCTCATCTAGGAATCGTTCATTTCGCCCCCAAAATCTATTGCCTTTTCTTGCCCACTCAGGACTTACGCTTGACCCAGAGGCAAGCTTTCTTGCCATTGACACGGTTGAGGCTTCTAATCCTTTTCCAGTCTTTCCTTCTTTATGGAGTTCAAGGCCGCGCTTATATGCCTTCCTTACCGTTTCAGGAGGCGAGAAGTTTATGTGAGAATACTTTGGCATGATTTATGCGTCCGGCAATATTTATGCCAGTTTACATAATGATCGGGAATAAAAAAAGCCCTGCTGGGGAACAGGGCTAAAAGGTTTTTTACACTTAAGGAGAGCAATGAATCAATCGAGTGAGAATGATTGCAGTTGCTCGTCCACCATATCACGGATTAAGTGCATGTCAATCCTAATCATCCCATTCAACGTGAATGTGATTGCTTTCAAGTATCACCTGAAACCTTCCAAATGCATTACTGTACTGACTAAGCTTGTCAGATAGCCTACGCGCCGCCTCTTTTCCTTTATCCTTAAAGTATCTTGTTCTGAGATCAATAGCATACCCACTATAATGCAAAGATCCTGCAGAGTGAGACAGATCAAAAACACCATCAAGATCATGGTACCTTCCATCAAACTCAGTCCCACTTGTTATTACGCACTCATGGCCAAGATCAAGCCATATCTCTTCAGCGTGCTTCATTGCGTGGCGCATTACTCTTTTGATGCCATCAAGACTAGCATTTGCCTTTATCTTCACTTTAACAACTCCTTAAGGCTGCGGTTTTGGTTGTTCAGGAATTGCAACAACTCCTGAAGGTTCTTTATTTCATCACCAGCAAAACAGATTTCTCCTTCTGGTGATGCTGTAGGGTACTTGCCAGGGTAATCAATCAATAGGCTATCTGGCACATCCGGTGTTACTTGAACAGGAATATTAACAGCCTTGTAAACAACTTCAGGCTCTTTTACTTCCTTTGATGAGCAGCCAGTAACGAGTATCGAGAAAGCCACACACCCAGAGAACAGAACCAGCACGCCGATACACTGTAGAGATATTTCAAACAGCTCAGCCAAATCAATTCTTGATGTTTTCATCTACCCACCTGTTGAACTCTTGTGATGATCGGGCAGGCTTTATATCAGGCGTGGCGAATTTTGCAATGGCCATGCTGACAGCGCTATCGATCTTGCGCTTACATGTGCGCTTGATTTCAGGTATTGACTGACTAAGCTGGTCACGGCCGGACTCGCATAGCGACTTCTCAGACTCTAGCAATGCAATCTTTCTCAATGCCAAGTCATGCTCAATAACCTGATCATCAATGACCTGCTGAAGATCGTCAGACAGGTTTCGGTAATGCCATGCCTGATACCCGGTGGCCAGAATGACAACTACCAGCAGAGCATGTATCGGGTATTTGCCCACTAATTGCGTAAACTTTAGAAAGCCTGTCATTTCTTACCACCTTGAATACACATCAATACGGTAGACTCGGCATTAATTCCGGCCAGGGTGCGGAGATTGTAATTCATTGCGTACTGGGCCGAGTGAATGCTTGGAAGAGGCTGGTTAGGCTCAAGATACATTTCTGATAGCTCTTTGAATTGGCCCTCTAGTATGCGGTGATTATCTCGTCCGTCCTTAAAGTGTAGGTTTGCGTTCATTCCACACCATCCAGCTTCGCAATATTATCCTTCATCAGCTTAACCTTTGGTGCCAGGTGACGGTATAAGTCACACACTCGATACTGAGATAGCGCCATAATATCCAGCTCACCAATGCAGTGCCCGGCTATCTGAACCTCTGCAAACATGAATGATCCGTTATCAGTGGCGTCAACCAAGTCAACTGAGTGACCCAGTAGATCGTTGATTAGCAGGTGCATCACCTTTTTTTCAATATTCATATTGCTCCCCGATTTTAGATATTTCCGAATTCACTGAGTCAATAGAAGTCTTTATTATGGATCGCTTGTAATTGCTGGTAGCAACCATATCTCCAATTTCAAGTGAGTAAGGTTTTTCTATCTTTTCCTTAACTGACAGTGCGCTTTCTCTAAATGCATTAGCGATGGCCTTTCTAAATTTTTTTCTTTTAGTGCCATCAGGGTCAAAAAAATCACACCATTCAGAAAGAGACTCTTCTTTTTTTCTAATCATTTCTTCATGAGGCATGCAAAAATAATCTTCGCAAGCCTTTCTGCACTCTTCAATTGACCTTCCATTTACAGGCATTAACTCACACTCATCATACCAAGATGCAACACCTGTAGCGTATGAGTCCTTAGAGCCATCACCATACTTTTGGTAATAACTGTATTTTACGTAGGTTATTACATCGCTGTTGAAATGAGACTTTGAGTGCTCATATATCGGCCTTATGTAGACCTCGTCCCCAGTAGCGAATCTTTGCCCTTTAGGCTGCTTTCCACTATCCATTATTACTCTCCATATCAGCCCTTACTACCCGCTCGACATAAGCGGACATGTTAGGCTGTTTCGTTATGTGTAGTCTTACGTCCGGAGCAAGCTTGGTGCCCCAGTATTTCTTCTTCTCTGATTCCGGCTTTTTTGGTCGGCCGCGCTTCTTGCTTTCAGTCATGGCAATATCATAGTGATTATTTTATGTATGTCCATTAAATATTGGATATCGGCGCTATTTGTCTACACCAAAGAACTTCTTACGCTGGGCTTTTACTTTGTCTTCGAAGTTCGGGTCTGTTGGTTTTCCATTGGAGTCAACCAATACGCTTACCTGGGTACAAAGGCACGCAATCGCGTTCCCACCCTCCTGATACCACTCCTCAGTCTCTTTTCGCGTGTATATCCCGCCGTGACGCTGTGCGTGTGTTTTGCGGGTTCTATCAGGTATTAGCGCGGATATGTGCATAAGACCTGTTCTTACACCGATCTGGTTAGCTTGGAAGTTCTCATCCCATAGCGCCCGGCGGTGCGCACCAGTTATCTCAGTTCGTGCTATTCGTTTAGCTCTGGCCAGATTACCCTTAGTTCCCTTCTTCTTGTCGCCAAACAATGACTTGTTAATACGCGAGGCTATCCGGTTTGGGTTTTCACCGTTGGACATACCATCGGTAAGGATTCTTCCTAGGCTGGCTTTCATATCGCCAGTGAGGCCCTTAAAATCCTCGAATGCCCGGGTTCCGATATAGATCAGCCTGTCCTCAAATGGAGTGGTTAGGCGTATGCCATCGTATGACCTTGGGTATGATCCCTCGGTTATAATCTCCATATCCCGAATGGCATCAGCCGTTGAGTTCTCATAAGCCTGTATGGAGGCATCAGAAAGCAGGTGTGTTCGCTCATTACCATCAAGCAGGATGTCATCGATGAGGTCTTGAATATAGGCGTCAATATCGTTGATCAGCGCTGCGTCTAACTGATACTGGTAGAAGTTCTGGTTTACCTGCATCACCTCAAACTGCAAGCCATCGATATACGTGCGCATCCCATTCAGAACGCGCTTAAATCGATTCTCAAGCTGCTTGAATACCCTTGCCTCAATAGCATGAGTTCCAGTTTTGTTGACCTTGGCAGTTGGCAATGGAGGGTTAGGCATTACAGCTCCTCGTCACCCACATCATCATCGCCTAATTGCTCGGAATCAATGTCATCATCTGTCTTAAGCTCATCAATGCCAGTCATAGCCAAAGCTGAATCCATGGAGATTGTAGGCTGACCAGATTCACGGGCCAGCTTGTTGATCTCCATTACCTTCTTCAGCATGTCCAGCTTTTCGGTATCGGATGGTGCAAACGGATCATCGAAAACAATCTCATACACGCCGCCCGGTGGTTCATCGATCAGCTTTAGCTTAATGAAATGATCAATTACCTTGCGCAGGGATGGTGCAGCAAAGTTCTCTTGACGGTCTTTTGTGGTCTTGGCCGCTTGCTTCTGATCCTCATCGGATGCCAGTCGCCCGGTCTGCTGGCCAATTAATACTGTCATAGGGTACTGAATACCCGCAGCGATAGACGATAATGCAATCTCAAAGTGTGGTTTCGGATCGGTCAGATTGATTGAGATAGTTTCGCGCGTCATGCCCTGGGATGTGAACGACTTGTCAAACCCTCTTACCCAGTCTTCTACAATCTCATTGAATCGGTCGGCAATTTCTGATGGGTTCGATGCGCCTAGCAATTGCTGAAGGCTTGTCAGGTTGGCGTCCTTCTCCATAGCAAAGAACTGGCTACCACGGGCATTCTTGAAGAATCCTTCACCGCCAGCACCAATCAACTTGAAACAGGTAACAAGGTCATTGAATGATTCTTTTAGCGCAGACTTGCCGTAAATAGTGCCATCGTCTGCACCTTCAGCCCATGTAATAACTCGATCTGGGCTGGCTAGTAATGATCGTCCAGTATCATCGTTCCTATCGCCTAGGTTAGATTCCTGAACCTGCCAGGTAATCGGATCGCCGTAGTTGTTTGAGAATGGGTCGTTATCGAACTGGCGCGGCTCTAGTTGCGCCTCATACAGCGGACGCATACGAACCAAGCGACCACTTCCGGGAACTACGCTTTTTTGTGGGTGCTTTCCATCTGTTATCTCAAGGAACAACCCGCCCCAGCGACCAACGCGCTGACGCTCATCAAGCCCACGAATAGCACGCCAGAAGCCTGTCTCCTCAAACAGCTTGATTAACTTCTGTTCCCATGCCGTAGGGTCTTTCGATTTAGAGTCATCAGTAATGCGTGGCGGCGTCTTCCATGTCTCAGTTACCGGGAATCGAACAATGGCAGAGGCCAGTGCGAACCGCTCAAACAGATAATAGAACGATTCAAACGTCAGGGTATGCTGATATCCGAAGTCGTTATAGATATTCGTGTGCTTTGAGTCTACGCCGTACTCTGAGAAGTTCTGAATACGTGAGCGGCGCATATTGGTCTGACCATTGGCCACCATTTCATTGACCGTCATAATTGCGTCAACCAGTTTCTTTTTCTGGCTATTCACAGCTACCGCTTGTTTGTTTTTGTCGCTTTTCTTCATTAGTCAAGCCTGAATGAGTTTTTAAGCATTGTACGGTATAAGCATAGAGTGTGCCAATTACCTGCGTCTAGATGGTATTAACAGTGCTGGTGCGCTGCCAGACTTCAACAATCCAATGTCAACAGCATCCATTGTGTTATCCACCATATCATCATGGTCGTGCGAGTCATCAACCGTGAACTGACTATGCTCTGCCACGAACTCAACAACCCACTTCTCATTATTTGGTATGCAGACCTTGCCAGCTTTAATTTGTGGTGCAGTATCGTATGCCCGGGTAGTCTTATCAATGTTGCGCTGGATTGGAGTGATATTAACCGGAAGCTCAGAGGTTAAGTCCTGTATTAGCCCTGTTCCTGATGATTTGTCCTCAACATGAATGCTTCTCAAGTTTCCTTGCACAAGATCATTCTTAGCAAAAGACGCCTCAACAAACGCCTTGAATTCAGCTCGAAGCTCCGGAGCATCGAACTTACCTCGCTTCATGTCAATCAGGTATATCTTACCCTCATGCACACCCCACTCACAGAACACACTGAAATCATTGTGTTGGCCTTTCTTCTGGGCAGTATCGGCTGTTATGAATCGATATTCCCAGAATGACGGCTTAGGTATATCTGCGCCTTCACCATAGTAAACCCACCAGTCAGGGTCGAACATCTGGCCACCCAGGGCTATTGGCTTCTGCATGTACTGAGACATGAATGTGTATTCATTTTGCTCCCACAGATCCATTAACTGCCCGATATCCTCGTTCTCCGGCCAGAACGAGTAATACCCTCTCACGCACTCAGAATTCTTTACGGCATTCCAGCAATTTGTCTTGTGTGGCTCTGGTAGGTTCTCTATGTACTCTTCTGTTATCAGGGCAGGAATTACCACTTGATCGAAGTCAAGACCCATTCCCCCACTCATCATGAACCCGGTAGCATCAAGTTGATGTAATCTCTGTTGAATGCTAATGATTGGCGTGGGGTGCGCTTTTGACTTATCACCGCGACGTGATCGAACCGTGTCAACAAGCATCCTGTTGTACTTATCACGTTTAACTGCCGAGAACATATCCTCGGGCTTCGAAAAGTCATCCAGCATCAATGCGCCGGAGTATTCAGGCCCAGGGTAACCTCCACGACCGCCGGTTATCTGACCGCCAGCCGAACGACTAACCATTTCGAACAAAACCTTATTAGTATCGCTAACAAGCTGCCATTCTTCAGCCTGATCTGCACCAAACGAAGAAGGCCAAAGCTCTTGCCACTCGCCAGATTTGATCATTTCCCGAACTCGGCGAGAGTTTCGTTTTACCAGTGAGTCGGCATAAGAAAGTGACAAGTAACGCTGTCTTTGTGATGGCGCTATATTTTGTATTGAAGACCATGGAGGAAAGAATATAGACCATGTTTCTGTTTTGGTTGAGCCTGGCGGTACATTGAGTATGGTATTCCCTCGCTTGCGTGACACTACGTCTTCCGCAATGCTTGCTACCATTTTATGATGCCAGTTAGTGATAAACCTTTGACCCTGTGTAATCTGGAACCATATTTGCTGAAATCTAAGAAAAGACCGTTCAGATATCAACCTTACGGCCTGCTTTTGGCCGTCACTCATTTCATCCCAATCAAGCATTAAATTTAATTCCGTGATTCTCATGAAATCCATATTTTAAATTTGCGGATTTCCTGGCATCTATCGCATCGGACAGTTCAGAGAACCTGCCAATATTTATTTGCTTGTACTTTACCTTTATTGTAGCTCGCCACTTATTATTTACTTTGTCCCAGCTAACTCCAGTAAACCCAGAAACATTGCTTGGCTTTGGCCTCTGGTTTCTTGAGTTTTCAATCTTATTTACAACCCTTAAATTCTCAATTCTATTGTCAGATCTGTTTCCATTTATGTGATCAATGGATTTCCCAGAAACACTAAATCCAGAATAGATTGCAACCATTCTATGATGAAGTTGCATTTTTCCACCTATTGATATCATTCTATACCCAGATTTAGCCATTGTTCCTGCATAACGACCTGTTGACCTTTCAACAAGCGCACCATAAAAGGCGTCGTATATAAATCTTTCTTGCAGGTATGATTGTGTAATTTCGATCATGATTGGTCTCTCATGCTGTGGTCGTATTTGATTGCGGAAAGCAACGACCAATTGCCTTTCAGGAGCTACCCTATCCGCTATAAAATTATATCAAAGCTTATCCAGTACATCCTGAACGTCTTTAGCAATGACTGTTGCTTTAGGCGTCATTGTTCCGTCTGTGCTTGTATGGTCAATGATCTGCTTATCTAGACCCAACAGCTTAGCCTTTCCCATTGTCGCTCCAACGGCCGCTGAGCTTTGAGGTGTCTCACAGGTCAATGCGCACGTTCTCGCCTCTTCTAGCTCTTTCAGTAGGTCGTCAACGGTAATATTATGCCTCACTCTGTGCTCCTCTTTTAATTCTTTAAGCCTTTGGGCCACCTTGGGGTTTTTCTGAAGCTTGCTTGACTCTTCCCAAATCTGCTTATCTGTCATATTTTCGGTGTTGTATGCACTTCGATATGCATCAGATGCACTATCTAATTCAATGCATCCGGTGCAAAACTTCTCTTGCTTCCGAGTCAATGCCATTAGATTAGGAACTCTTCTTCAGATGAACCCATACCTTAACCCTCCAACACTGCGTTAATGCCAGTGTATGTTGTTACGAAGAATTTCTTACCCATAACCTCTGTCCAGTCGTGCCAGTGGCTCAGGTTGATGTGAACACGATCACCCCGGCTGATGTCTTCATGGCCAGAGAATGCAACGGTGCCCTTGTTCTGCATTTCTTTACGCTCGTAGGCAACGCCGTTTTTCTCTTCTTCCTGACCATCTAATGTGATCAGTATCTTACCGTTTGCTGGCTTAAAATTCATTCGCCATTCCTTATGTATTCCCCTTTATACTCCAGTATATAACCTAGATTCGTTCCTAGGTCTTCCACCGGATAGGGGCGCTTTTTCATATTGTCGTAGACAATACCGTCCTTTACCAGCACAGCATGTCCTCCGCTTGGCAGCCTTGTGTATCTTACCTGGCCGCCTATTTCTTTCTGGAGTGTAAAAGCGTAGTCCTCACAATCGCCTTGAAATGGATGGTAGATGCTTTCGTAAGCTATCCACTCATTCTTTCCGGACTCTTCCCGCTTATACCTGAAGTTCCACCGGGCTATCCTATGGATATCCTCATGTGGCATCTTCTGCATAGACGAGCAGCCAGCTATTGTCATAGCCATTACTGCTGTTGTGATTCTCATCCCTTACACTCCATTAATCCATTATATGTGTGTCCTTTTAATTATCAAGGCTTCCATGCCTTAATAGCCATTAGTCACTGTCCTTTATGAATTACCCGATCGAATAATTGCAAGCTCGGGCAACAATTGCGACACACCACCCAATAAATGCAATAATCCAACCCACTGATGCCATTTGAAGATAATCATCCTCAGTTAGATTTTTTCCACCATCTGCATTATCAGCAAAAGCAGATGGCCATATAAATCCAGCGACAATCATAAGAGCAAAAACAACCACACTAGCAACCAGCGCCCAAAATGTTGGCTGGCTATAATCAATGCTCATGTCGCCCTCTCATAGCCCGACGTATGGCTTCGTCTGCTATGCGCTGGGAGCTTTTTATATATACACCTGAAAATAATATCTGATCTGTAGTGCAAACATCATCCTGCCCTGTGCCCATGCTTGGCGCAATGCAACCTTCTTTCCACGGCTGCATATCCGAGCTATCAAACCTTACATCTTCCATATCTATATCCTTAGTTAATCAGAGTAGAGTGTGCACCCTACTCCTTGTTATGCGCCTTAGCGCTGGTTAAAGTATTTTACGGATACTTGATTTAAATCTCTTTGGAGGTGGCTCTGGGGTTTCATACTTCACCTTTCCAGTAACCTTCATCCAATGAATCACAAATTCAGCAAGCAAGTCAGGTTCAAGCACATGGCAATTAGCAATATACCTTCTAGCTTCCTGAGCCACGGCCTCTGCTCGCTTGTACGATTCTAATTTTCTTTTACTTATTTCAACCAGCATAATCCTCTCCTTTGTTTATAACACTTCATTGCGCGGGACATAGCCCGCGAATTTGGTTTTTATGCGCCCATATAGGGCGCGGCTAGTGGTTAAAACGGAATATCATCACCTTGCGGGGACTGATTTTGCGGCGCGGACTGGTGAACTCCCATTGGCTGATTCTGCGGCGGTGGCGGCGGCTGATTAGGATTAAACCCCGGCTGTTGAGGCTGGAACCCTGCCTGTTGTTGCTGTGGTTGATATTGCGCCTGCTGTGGCTGTGCATTCTGTGGAGAATGAATAGCGCCTAACCATGCCTCCTGTAGTTCGATCGAATAGACAGGCCCGTTTTGACCGTCGAATATTTCGATCTTCTGAGTTTTTCCGCCAACCTCAACAACAGCACCTTCCACCAGTGCGGAGCGATAAAAATCAATCTGCGCCTGATTGCGAACAAAAACAGCGGCGCTATAGTTTGTCCACTCCTTCTGCTTTGTTTTGTGGTCGTAGTACTGGACACCGCCACGGATGCCAAACCCTACGGATTCACCAGCTTGAAACTCACTTGCGGCCTTATTTAGTTTTAATACAACTGTAGTTGCCATTTTAACCTTCCTTTAGTTAGGTTTATTTAATTTCGCCCATTCAGGCAGTTGTGGTTTTAACCAGTAGCCATAGTTTGGCTGCTGGCCTTTCTTTGCAAAATTGCATCTTGTTGCCAAGTGTTTGACATTATTGTCTGGATAGCCTGTCTTGCATTGGGCAAAAGTTGCATCCAGTTTGTAAAGGTATCGACCAATACCCCACTGAACAGCAGCTCTTTTCATTGAGTCAGATCGTCCGCCTTTAGTTGCCTCAACTTGCGTATTGTCGGCAGCATCCCACTTTGTAACCCATTGCTGAGAAGCTGCATCATACACGGATATACCACACTCAACGCCACCACCTGGAATGTCACGGTATTGATTCTGCCATCCTAGAGGGCCAAAAACATCATCAAGCCTAGCCATAATTGCCCGGTTAGTAACATAGGCTAATACCATTGCCCATGGCCCATTATTTCCAGTGCCAACCTGCTGGGCGCGCCACTCGATGTCACTATCGGCAAAAGGAGCCTGTAATTGTTGCATTAAGTTATTCATAACTTACCACCCTGTATTTTACTAACCATTGCAGCAACTGCTTGGGCCTTACAAGGCTTGCTATCTTTAACAACTGGCCGCTCGGCCGTAGGCTTATACTGCTGGTGAATGGTATTGATCTTAAACATGATTCCAGATCGGTCTAAATCATCCTGCATACGCTGGCGAGCAATAAAGTCCTGACACTTGCTTATCTCAGCATTCTTTTCTGCAAGCTCTGAATACAGCATTGATAGCTGATCCTGGGCATGGTCAGAATAGATTTTTTCGTATGCCAGCTCCTGATTACCAGCGCCGATACATTCAAGAACTTCATTCTGCTTGGCCCAGCCCTCTTTAAAGCTAGGATGGCAATCAGCCTTGCACTCCTGGTGATTCTGACAGGCTTTCTGTCCGGCTAAAAACTGATCCAAATCAAACATCGAAACACACTCCTGCGTAGTAGGCTTTTGACATGCCATTGGCTTTATCCTCTGCAGCCTTATCCATGAGCTTCTTAAATTCACCATCAAGAGACACGGCAGCAGCGCCAGTAGCTGCATTAAGGATCATTGCCATCTGATTAACGCATGACTCTCCAAAGTCTGAATCGGTACCAGTAATTACACTTACAAAAACGTCATAAGCATCCTGACTATTAACGCTATCACCATCACGCCAGCACTGCTGGATAGACTCAGATAAAGACTTCTCTTTGCCTTCCGGATCTGTGATTGCATTAGCTAAAACACTGATTTTGTGATTAGTCATTTTTATTTCTCCTTGGTGTTGCGTTTTGAATATAATCCTAATATTATTGGAACATAATCCGATTTGCAAGGTGTTTTATGAAAAAACAACACAATAAAAAATACGACTTACAAAAGGGCTTTGAGCTTCTTTGCGAAAAGAAAGGAGGAAGCATCTCATCAATAGCAACTGGAGCTGGCTTGGATGACTCAACGATCAGAAAAGCCATAAAAAACAACAACATAACAATCGAAACATTAGAAAAGATTGCAGAATACACCGGACACTTCTATACGTGTCCGACAACAAAAATCACAGTGCCATCAGTAAAGAAGCTGCTGGTTACTATGGGTATTAAGTAGATAAGGAGAAAGACCAATGAGAGAGATTAAGTTTCGTGCGTGGGCGCCTAATTGCCAAGAAATGTGGGACTGGGAAAGAATGCAGTATGTACTGAATACCATTGGATGGCAGAACTTTTCCGAGGGCGAAAAGATTATAATGCAGTACACGGGTTTAGATGACTGTAACGGAACCCCCATTTATGAGGGCGACATTTGCAAGCTTGTTTTTCATGCTGACGAGAGCTTTGAATCAATTGCTGAAGTGAGGCATGATAAACATCAACTATCCTTCTGGAACGATCGTGAGTTTAAGAAAGCTTACAACCCTTCTGGTGGCTACTGGAGTAAAACAGCCAAATGCCTGCCTTGGCCACACTGCGCCTTTCATTGTATGGACATTCATGTAATCGGAAACATTCACCAAAACCCTGAACTACTGGAGAACTAACATGAACATTCTATGGGCATTCGCACCAATCATTCCAGTTGCTGCAACCTGGCTTGCTATTGAGTGCATGACAGGAACGGGATCAACACTCAACAAATCATCGCACGACTATTCAACATTAGGAGCATTATAGCATGAACACAATAAACGCTAGTGAGATTAAAGGGGATATTCCTGAAGGTGCTACTCACATCCTTGCTTTACACGACCTATTCTACAGACTTCGGAATGAAATATGGGAAGTTTACATGTGTACGGGAGACTGGTGCTCATCATCTGAAAACAGCAGCCAGTTAGAAAAAGACATCCTATCAGATAAGTTAACAGAAATCATCTACGACACAGACAAGCCATACGTACCTAAGGTGGGCGATCACATTGAGGTTACATGGGGTAATAAATCAAAATGGTACGAGTGTGTTGTACTTTCTGATAAGTGGTTCTCGTGGAAGCGTTATAGCGATATGTCGGACAATCCTTGGGCTAATCGAGAGATAATGATTGACACAGAATTCCGCCCCATCCAATCAGAAGAGGATAAGGCTGTTGAAAAAATAGCAAGGTTTCTTCAATTCAACACACCTATAAACCTTGAAAAAGATTGCCGGGAAACAGCGGAGCTGATGGTTGAAGAGCTTGGAATTAAAATCCCGGAGGGCGAGAAATGAGCAATAACAACCCGTCACCCGTATTCTTTGCAGTGATCTTTTCTTGTATTGCCATTGTGGTTTTCATTATCTATGTTGCTTTCGACCTGGGCAAAGAATCGGTTTTAAGCTCTAAAGACTGGCACTGCGTAGAATCCCCGTCAGTAGAGACTATGGCCGAAGCTAAGCAACGCATCTCGAATGACTGGAAGCGGTTTGAAAACGGCGTTCCTGTTGATCTGGAGGGTAAATAATGGCGAGTGTTCGTAAGTGGTACGCCGAAGACATAGCAGAATGGATGGAAAGACGAAAGTCAGGAGAAGAGCTATGGCAGATCGCCGAATCTGTCGGGCTTTCTGAATCAACAATAGATAACTACCTGGATCGAGCAAGAATAGGGGGATTTCAGGTATACCCAAAAAGGAGTGAATCATGAGCATTAGCAATATAGCCAGAGCGCACAGCAACAGAATAGCAGGTACAAATAGCATTGCGGCAATGTGCCTAAATCGATTAGAAACCGGAGAGCCAGAAACAGCACCAGGCTACATCATCAAAGACAGTGATCGAGAATACACTAATAAGTCGGATATTGTTTATCTTACACCGGATGGAAAACCGACTACACAAACATACGCCGCAAAAATGATGCAGACCGCTCGCAGTAACTGCCGGAGGGCATTTACAGAATACAGCCACAAAGGGCACGAGTTCATATACTGCAATTTTGGAAACGCTAAGTTTGATTGGCAAGAGCACTTCAAACGATAATCCCCATAGCCCGCTTCGGTGGGCTTTTTTATGCCTGAAATTAATCTCAACTATTTGTATAAAAAAGCTTTACAGGCATCAGTGGTGCATATATAATGTTTACATCAACTGAGAGAGCGGATTAAATCAAGATGAAAACTCAAGGCGTATATAAAGAATCAAACGGAACCTTTACAGTTCTTACATTTACCAAATCATGGAACTATAAAACAGAAAAAGCGGCAAATAAAAAATGGGAATCTCTTGTTAAGGCAGGGTTGTTATGAGCGCCATTGATAGGGCGATTGAAGCCGGGGATGTAGGATACATAAAAGCTGTTGATGCTTACAAAAGGATAGAGAAAGGAGAAATAAACAAGGAAATTGCGCTCAAGGAGCTGGGATCATCATTTAAAAACACTATTGAAATCTGGTGCAGACACATTGAGCACAAATCAATGAAGGATAGAAAGTATGACACAAGAACAGCAAGCAAAGGCACTGGGGATCACGCGAATGGCGTATCACCAGCGGCTAAAAAAATGGACAAAGACCATGACAGATGAAAACGGGGTTGAGTATTTAGTAAGCCCTAAGCACTGCATGGTTAAGCCAGAACACATCAAAGCCAAAGATAAGGAGTGAGTTATGAAAAACAAAGTGATTGTAAAAGTTATTGAAATATCAACAAAAAAGCTTCCTTTTGATTTTCCATGGATCAACGGTGTTGCTGTGAATCTTCTTGGAGATACTGAGAATTTAGACAATCTAGTGTTAGAACTAAAAGAAGTAAGAAAAATGGTTCTAAGGGATATAAATAGATTCGGTCTGAATTTATCTGATTTCACAATTCAAATAAAAAGCAAAGGAGAGTGAGTTATGAGTGAAGAAAGAATCAAAGAGCTTGAATCCCAGCTATCCCAGCATAAGGCGCATGTTGACGTGCTGTGGAATGCGCTTAGATCGGTTAAGCCAGTTATTCAAACACTTGCTGTGGATCGTGGTAATGGGTCAGGTGCAGAGAAGTTATTTAATTCTGTTCAAGAAGCCTTGTCCCAATCCCCCGCCACATCACTGGCACAGGTGGAGGCTGAGGCGATTGCGGGAGCCGCTGAATTCCTGCGAGAAAACTTCAACCCGCACAATGAGGATGAGCATTTGGCTCACCAAAGGATTGACGGGTTTCTTATCGAATACGCCAACAACCTAAAGGAGTAAGGGTGATGAGCCTAGAATACATAACAAAGGCTGAAGCTGAAGAGAAATCAGGAATAAATCTTGATGGAAGGAGAAAATACTTTATGTGGAATGATGAAGTATGTATTGAGGAAAAATTCACATCAATATGCTCAGGCTGTGCAGATGATGATGAATATAGTTATCAATCACGCGGATCAGGCTGCCAGGAGTGCGGGTATCACGGAGTAAGGCGAGACTCCTCCCCTCTGCCAGTTAAGTTCTTGAAGACCAAGGAACCCAACCAATGAGCTATACAGAAGAAGATATTAAGGGGTATACACCATGCAAACAATAGCAATCCTAGCCTTAGCCTGCGTTATATCCGGCTTCCTGGCTTACTCATTACGCCGTGAGCATGATAACTGGCATAGCTGGGCATTGGCAGGAGTTAGTGGTTTGTGTGGATTCTCGGCGCTTATGATAACTGTGCTGGTTCACGTTTGAATTATAAATTAAGGAGATTATATGAATATTTTAAGTTTGTTTGATGGCATGTCGTGCGGAAGAATTGCGGCAGAGCGAGCAGGGCTAAAAGTCGATAAGTACTACGCCTCAGAAGTCGATAAGTACGCAATTCAAGTATCAAAAGCCAACTGGCCAGATATTGAACATCTTGGTGATGTACAGAACTGGAGAGAATGGGATATTGATTGGTCATTGATTGATTTACTCATTGGCGGATCGCCTTGTCAGGACGTTAGTTTCGCAGGAAAAGGGGCAGGGCTTGAAGAGGGCACTAGATCATCTCTACTATTTACATTCATTGAAATAATGAATCACATAAAAAGCAAAAACCCCTATGTGTTGGTGATGCTTGAAAATGTAACAATGAGAGATACTCATAAAAATCAATTTACTGAATTAATGGGATGCGAACCAATTCTCATACGGTCTGAGGATCACACGCCGGTAGTTAGAAATAGGCTGTACTGGTGCAATTTTCATGTAAACCAACCAGACAAAAAAGACATTGACTTTGGTGATATCAGAGAATGGGGTGTCCCTAAGTCACAAGCAATGTATTACTCAGAAAAAGCCTTTAATTGGCTAACCAATCACGCAAAAAGGAAGGGTAAGGACTTCAAGATTTATACGCAATCTGGAAAATTCCAAATGCTAGAAGCATCAATGCACAAAAAATATAGCTCCCAGCGGTTTTTTGGAATATTGGATTCGCATGGTATTAGATACCCTACAATAACCGAGTGTGAAAGACTGCACGGGGTTGATGATGGATATTGCAGCTCAGTCAGCCCTACACAGGCGTATCAAATGCTTGGCAATGGATGGCAGGTTGATACCATCACCCACATATTCAGCCATCTTTGAATTACACCATAGTTAGGGCATAATAAAGACCTCGCCACAATCCTATCCCTAGAGCCGCTATATGCGGCTTTTTCTTTGCATGTAAGGTTGACTGTAACTATTTATGTATTTACACTACATAATACATAAATAAGGAGTCATTCATGGCTAAAGTATCTAGAACATATCGATTTGAAGAAGACCTGCTAAAGAAAATTCAATCCATTGCTGACGATGAGTTTGATGGAAATTCAACGGCAGCTATTGAATCTCTTTGCAACCAGGCTGCGTTAATGCGATCCATTGACGACAGGGTTCGTCACATGATGTACGGAGTTGCAAAAAACGAGATCGACTATTCAGAAGTTCGTACTGTGGTTGACGCTCTGCATATCTAACCCTTGCGGCAACAAGGGCCAGACAATAACAAACAAACAGGATTATAACATGGCGAAGCAAAGAACGTCATTTCTTCTTCATTTTGACAGTCTCGAAATATTAAACGAGCTATCAGACGAAGAAGCAGGACAATTATTCAAGGCAATAAAAGCACATCACCAAGGTGAAGAATCAACACTCTCTCCGCTTGTAAGAGTGGCCTTTGCATCATTCAAAAATCAGTTTGTCAGGGACGAAAAGAAGTATCAAGAAACCTGCAAACGTAGAGCTGAAGCGGGATCTAAGGGCGGTATGGCAAAAGCTAGCAATGCTAAGCAAAAGGTAGCAAAAGGTAGCAAAGCTAAGCAAGACTTAGCAAAGTTAGCAGATAGTGATAGTAAGAAAAAGAAAAATAGTGATAGTAAGAGTGATAGTGAAAGTAAGAATGTGAGCAAGGGTTTTACCAAACCAACGCCCGATGAATTGATCGATTATTTCACTGAAAAGGGAAGCGACCGAAACGAAGCAGAGCGATTTTGGAACTATTACGAGTCCAAAGGATGGGTTGTTGGTAAGAACTCACCAATGAAAAACTGGAAGGCTGCTGTTGCCAACTGGCTGAAAAACTCAAAGCCAGCCAGCACTATGCCAGCAACTACACCAATGGTTAACTCACAAGGAAAATCATTAGAGCAGATGATAGGAGAGGTTATACGATGATTAACCAAGCTATTGCGGATGAAATGCTAAACCAGATGATTTGTATCTGGCCCAGCATGAGCGCGACAATGACCAACGACCAGAAGCTAGGATACATTGCCCAACTGGTTGCCGGACTACAATCAACCGGACTGGACAACGCAGAATCAGTACGACAAGGATTTACGAAAGCCAGAACCCAGGGCGGCCAATATCCGCCCTCTGTGCCTGAGTTTATCAAGTGGTGTAAGCCTGAACAGAAAGAGTTAAGCCACCAGCTGTTACCGCGACTGGAGCAGCAAGAATCAACACCGGAACAAATCAAAGCGCTTTCAGATGAATTACGCAAAGCGATGAAAGGAATTTAAAATGAATATGTCAGATAACCCAGAATGCCAACTACTGGGAGCATTACTGTTAGATCCAAAAAACATATTTCAGGTTCAGGAGGTAATAACCTCTGAAGATTTCGAACAACCTAAACATCGAGTGATTTATGAGGCCATTGTCAAACTCGGAACCGAATCAGACGTAATCACTGTCATGGAAGAAATTGACGGGGTCGAAAACTACGGGACTGACCTTGGCTACCTTGGAGATATGACAGACTGGTGCGTAACGACAACAAACTCGCTGATGTATGCAAAGATCATTCTCGAAAAATCACGACTGAGAAAGCTTCGGTCTGTTTGCATGATTATTGAGGAGGGGCTACACAACAAAAGCAAGTCTGAGGCTATCCTAGACGCCGCTGGAGAGGTTTTAAGTAAAATTAGCACCATGGATACCAATGGAAGCCAAATAAGCCTTGACGACGCATTCAGAGAGCTTATGGCTATGACTGATGACAGGGCGAATGGTAAAAACGAGGTTTACGGGACAGGTTTTGCTGAACTTGATGAATATATGCCGTTCGAGGGAGGAGGATTGTATTTACTGGGAGGTCGTTCAGGTATGGGTAAGACAACTCTTTTGCAGAGCTTTATAGAAACTCAAATACTTAATGGAATTCCTGTTTACTTTAACTCGGCTGAAATGAAAGGACAGCAGGTTGCAAAACGAATATTACAGGCCGCTGGATCAGTTGATGGTGGCTTTTTTAGGAACCCAAATCTGTATGCCGGAAAAGACCCAGGCATAGGCGCTAGAATTACAGCAGGATTAAATAAATTCAAAGGTAAGAACCTGATGATTGATCAGGAGCAGGGTTTAAGCCTTGAGAAGCTAAAGGTTCGCGCAAGAAATTATATCAGCGGTCACCCGGACTATCGCAAGACTGGAAAAGGGATGCTAGCAGTTGATTACATACAGCTTATGCAGTACGACAAAAGAAACCCAAGCACCTCGCTGGGTGAGATTTCAAAAGGACTCCGTGCTCTTGGTAAGGAATTAAATATACCTGTAATTTTGCTTGTTCAGTTAAATCAAGACCACAAGACGCGACAGGACAAGCGACCAATACCATCAGACATTGCCGGGTCGTCCGAGCCATACAGAGACTGTGACGGATGCTTGTTCGCTTATCGCCCGATTGTTGACGATCCAGACACCCCTGACCGCGATATTATGGAGATCATCACAGCAAAAAGCAGGGATTCAAAGCTTGGAACAGTAAGAGCCTCGGCGGAAATGCGCTATTTCAGAGTCAAGGATTTTGACGTAAACCAATACTACCACGGCTAACCAGCTATTAGCGGGTATAGGTAATGTGTAGTAATTTAAAAATAACTGTTGACACAGTTTAAATTGTTGATAGTATTAATCATGCAGGAGGAAATACTGCATGAAAACTTTAACCATAACCCAAATTGCTAAGAAACATACCGTGCTAAAAGAAGCCTTGGAGAAACACGAGGAAGTGCGGATTGTGTGGAAAGAGCAAAAACCAAACGGAAAAGTCCATTTTTCCGCTATCGCAAAAAAAGAGGATATCTCAAATGTTTAATATGTTCAAAAAGAAAGGCAAAGAAGCTCTGGCAGAAGTTAAGAAGCTGGAAAACCGTGACCTTGCGGAAGGCTTGGTTGGCGCTTGTTTGTTGATTGCCGCTGCTGACGGTGAAATTGAAGCGGAAGAAATCGCGAACCTGAATGCTCAGCTGGAAGCTCACCCGTCACTGCAAGGTTTTGGTAATGAAATCGGCAAGATGGTTGATAGCTTTAGTAAGCGTCTGGAAGCTGGTTTTCTGATCGGTAAGACTCAGATCATGCGTGAGATTAAAGACTGTACTCACAATGATACTGAAGCTGAAGATATCTTTGTTGCTGCTATCACTATTGCCCAGGCTGATGGTGAAGTTGAGCCGGAAGAGCTGGCAGTACTGAAAGAAATCGGTCGTACACTTGGCTTATCTTTGAGCAATTATGGCATCGAGGGCTAAGTTGTCGCTGGCATGGATGGCTATCATTCTGGTAGCTATCTTTGCCGCCGCTCGTGTTTTTGACTATGCAGTAGGCAGTTATAAGTGCTGGTCAAAATGGAGTGATAGCGGAATGGAATACCGATACAAAGTTGTTGCTGGTTGCCAAATTAAGCCTAAAAAGTACTGGCTGCCATCAGAAAATTATCGGGTTGATTAACATAAAGGGGCTTCGGCTCCTTTTTTTGTGACTGGGTTAATCAAGCCTGTAAAGATAAGTACGATAAGGAGAAGTAAGATGAGACACGAAGACATGCCAAAAGATTGCTATGCAACTGGACACCCTGCTGGATCGGTAAAGTTTAAGTTTACCGTCGGCTTGTTTGGAGGGTCATGTATTACAGAAGTCATTGAAACTAATAAGCTTTTTACTCTTGATGTTGAAGACATGGGTGCTTATTTGCCCGATCTGCTTGGCGATGATGGCTGCACTGGTGATAAATATCCTGGCGAGCCGGGTCATTATTTATTTGACGGACACACCTACGACTGTAGAAGCGTTGAAGATCGAGAATGGCATACGCCTGGCCGTATCACCCTACTTGCACAGCTAGAGGAGAGTGGTGATGAGTGATAACCAGCTGTTTGTTGTGATTGCCATTGTGGTCGTAATTTTCACAGCAGGATTGATCTACAAGCAAGCGATTAAGTGTGACGGACTATCTAATGATCCTGGCGAATTCATTGAATTTGGATTCACCAATCCAGACCACGGAATTGTTTACGAATATCAATATAAGACAAAGCCAAAGGAGACAACCAATGAGTAAGAAGATGAGTGATATTAAGTGGAGTGATGCCAGAAAAATTGAACATGTTTGGGTTGAGGATTTAGAAGACCCAAGCCTATCGGCGTTTTGTGAGGAGGATGGTGGTGTTTATTTTGTTGTTGAAACATGCGAATCAATGGGTAATTTTTCGGATGTGGAGGAAGGAATTTTAAGGGTTTATAGAAACCCAGAACTTCTTCAACTAGAAAACGACAGCCTAACCGCTGAAGTAGAGAGGCTTAGGGAGGCTTTGGATAAAGCAGCAAATCTGGTATTCGATGAACTCGGGGCCGTTAAAGCGCGGCCATTTATCAAAGCACTGGAGGGTGGTGATGAGTGAGTGGATTAGTGTTGAGGATCGGTTGCCAAAGCACGGCGATACCATTTATACAAAAAGCAAGGATGGCCGAATATACAAAAGTCAAATGTTTGACTGGCATGAAGGTAAAAATATCATGTTCAAACTATTTGGGTATGTATGGGAGCATAGCAATGTTACTCACTGGAAGGATTACGATAAATCAGAAGCTGTTTCTGGTTACGACTCATAACCCATAGGAGAATAGGTGTGAGTAAGTTTATATTTTTATATTTGATTCCAGTTTTATCTGGTATCTATACATCACATATCGGACTTAGCGTTTTTGATGTAAAGACATTGATTCCTGCCGTTGGCATTATTTCGCTAGTTTGTTTTATTAGCGTTAGTATTTACATGTCATTTTTTTGGCATCACAAAGAAGGGGAGTAGTTGTGAAAGTAAATATAAGCGCCGGATACGAAAAGGTGAATCTCAATCCTTGCGTGTACACAATAAAGCACAAAATGTACGAAGTTGAGCCTTATATGATATCACGAAGACCTACCGGACCCGTGAGAGAGAAAGGTACAAGATATTATTACACTGCTCACTACATAGCGTTTGGCGATATGATAAATTGTCATTGTGATCCATGCGCTGGTGATAAGGCCACGGCTAACATAATTAGAAAAGAGAATCCAAAATTCAACCCAAAGAAGCTAAATTGGGATGGAAATATCGCAATAATTAAGGAGTTATGATTATGTCTACTGAAACAATTTAAGCTATACTAACCAAGCGGCTTGTGAAGGCTTGATCACCTTCTTTGCTTTCGTCCTCAGCCTTGCCGCTTCAATTCAATGAGGACTTAAAATTTGAGGATGTCACTATGGAATTAATCACCACAAAACCGTTTGCAACTATGTCATCCCGCGAGATTGCGGAGTTGACCGGAAAAGAACATTACAATGTCAAGCGCGACATATCAGCAATGGTATTGCAGCTTAACTATCCTGACCTTCAGCTCAAAGACTGCCCAAAATTTGACCCATCAGAATTGAAGGGTCACCAGATAACGCTAGCGCCGTTTGAATATTGCGGAAATACCTATGACGAATTCCACCTTGATCAAGAGTATTCGCTGCTTTTGGTTAGTGGTTACAAGGTCGGGCTTCGTCAAAAGATCATTAAGCGCTGGCAAGAGCTGGAATTGCAACAAGCACCGAAGATCCCGCAAACCATGTCAGAAGCCCTGCAACTGGCAGCGGATCAGGCCCGGCAACTTGAAGAGCAGGCGCCAAAGGTGGCGTTTGTAGAAAACCTGGTTGAGCGCGACACTCTAATGACAGCTACACAGGTTGGGCAGAAACATAAAATTAGCGCAGTTAAGCTAAACAAATTCCTGGATGAGCTTGGCGGTGTGTATAACAAGTCTGTTAAGCGCGGTCGTGCATTCACTCAATCCTTCATTGATAAAGGCTATGGCGAGCTAAAGCAGACTGAGCCGGGCTATTCTCAAGCGCTGTTTACGCCATCAGGCGAAGTTTGGATCAATGAAAAGTTAATTAGCGAGGGGTTGGTATGAGTGTTTCTGTAATTGGATCAAAAATGGTTTGCAGCCCTAATCCGTATTTTATCGGTATATCCTGGGGTAATAATCAAATAAGGATCGGCCTTATTTTTTGGCATGTTGTTTTTATAAAATAACAAACCTGTCGCAAATTGACATTAACATAAGTGATTATAATCCTATAATAGGGTTACTGATTAGGAGGTAGAAAGATGCTAAAAGCAATTCAGGTTTCGGTTAAGGCTATTTTTAACATGGTTGTAGCGTTAACTTTATTGTTGTCGGTAACTGGTTGTGGAAACTTTGTAAATGAGCCTAGCATTAAAAAGGCTATGGATTTGTGTGCGAGTAATGGAGGGCTTAATCACCTGTCAATATTCGTTGCGGACAAAGCAGTTTGCAATAACGGGGCAATTTATCACAGGGGTAATTGGATGGTGAGAGACAGATAGCAAGCAATGCGCATGATATTCTAATAACCACCCTCCCGCCGGGTTAAGGCGGGGTTTATAGCCCGCGTAGCATAATGGATAATGCAGTAGCCTTCTAAGCTATTGATTGCAGGTTCGAGTCCTGCCGCGGGTGCCAAGTTTCATATCAAAGGGTCGTGCGCCCTAGACCTAAGTAGGGATTGCACCGGAATAACACACCTCACTGGTGTGCCGCAGATAGCCGCTGCAGAGGTGACTCTGGGCCTTTTGATATGAGCCTTGTCTCATACTGAGTAAACAGTAAATCAAAATTTAGAATCAATAAGGAGATAGACATGTACTACTGGGATAAAAAAATTAAAATGGAAGACTTGGTTGGCAAAACAATCAAGGAGATCAAAGGACTAGAGAAGGGTTCTGAAGAGGTTCGCATCTTTACTGAGTGCGGACAAGAGTATTTGTTTTTTCACCCACAGGATTGCTGTGAGTCGGTTGACCTTAATGATTATGATGGTTATGCAGATGATCTAGTTGGCGCTCTTATTGTTAGCGCAGAAGAAAGTTCAAATTCAGACGAAGGGGAGAGGCCATGCGAGTATAGCGAAAGCTGGACATGGACATTCTATAAGATAGAAACCAATAAGGGCGGGATTTGGATGAGGTGGCTCGGAGAATCTAATGGGTATTACTCCGAAAGCGTTGATCTTGTGTGGGTCAATAAGCCAGATTCCGAATGAAGTGTTATTAATTAACAGGAGAGTGTTGTGATAACTAAGGTAAATGTAATTGACATTAAATGTGGCGAGAAGTTGCACAGCTATCTTAAAAACAATCAGGATTCACTGCCAAGAGTTGGTGATACTGTCATTATTGAAGGTAGCCAAAGATTTATTGTTATTGAAGTGTGTCACTGTTTTGGATCCAAAGACTCTGTTCAAGAATCAATTAATATCTATGTTGAGTGCTAAATACACCTGCTTCATATGCGAAACAGTAGACTATTGCGAGGAGTGTAGTGGAGCTATTAATAAACTCAGAGGCCAGTCTTCGGGCGGCACAGAAACAGCTAGAGATTCAGTTTCAGGAGAAGAAGTTCGTAAAGGCCAAGTTGAGCTATGGCCGACAACGGAGTCTTAGCCAGAACGCGGCGCTCCATCTGTTCTGCCAGCAGTTGGCCGATAAGCTGAACGAGGCCGGGCTTGACCAGCGCAAAGTAATGAAGCCGAGCGCTGATATACCATGGAATATGGAATCTGTTAAAGAGAATCTATGGCGACCTATTCAGAAAGCCGTAACGGGCCTAGATAGCACTACAAAGCCTGAAACAAGCCAGTATCCGGCCATCTACGATGTTTTAAATATGCACCTGGCTACCAAGTTTGGAATCAGTGTTGAGTGGCCTAAAAGGAGAGAGGATGCCTCGTAAGTGCACAAAGAAAGACTGCCGAAAAGAATTGCCGCCTGTTAAGCGGTCTGTATTCCCTGAATCTGCTGGTTTTTGCTCTATTGAGTGCATGAGCCTGCATGGACTGGATAAAGCCCGTCAGCAGGCCGAGAGAAAGCGCAAGGCCGATGAGGCTGGAGCTAAGAAGCGGCGCGACACATTTAAGAAAGAATTCCAAAAGACAGACAAGCGATACCGGACTGAACAGATAGAGCTTACACAAAAGGCATTCAACAAAGTTATCAAGCTTGAGGAGTTGCTAAGGTGTGCGATCGCTGGAGAACAGCCGATGTGTATATCTTGTAGCAAGCCATGGACTCCATTCGATAACGCAGACTTTGCAGCCGGACATTGGCACAGCAGGGGCGCAAGGTCGGATCTGGCAATGAACAACCTCAATGTTTTTTTGCAATGCAACAAAAGGTGTAATTCGGCCTTGGCAGCCAACAAGACTGGAGAAATGGGAACCCATGGCTATGACAAGGGTCTTGTTATGAGGCTTGGGCAGGATGAATTTAATAGGATAGATGCAAAGTTGAAGCGGGTTAATATTCTTCCTGATTGGTCGGTCGAAGATTACAAGCTGTTAAGAAAGTGGCTCAATGGTCGTGCAAGATACATAACTAAAGAGCTTGAGCTAATACAGGGAGCTTGCTAGAAGTAAATGAAAAGAGTGTTCATATTGATGTTTGTATGCCTACCAGTATTTGCTGATGGTATTCATGTTGGGGCGTGGTCTCATCACTATCTAAAATCAAGCTACCGAATGAATAACGGCAGAACAAGAAAGTACAACGAAACACACGGTCGGCTTGGGTATTACAGAGACTACGGTAGCTATTGGGCAGAAGTCGGAGTATTCGAAAACTCACACTACATTGATTCAGAATATGCAGGAATAGGTAAAAACTACTACAGAAGTAATAATTTTGACCTTGGTATTGTTGGCGGATATGTGAGCGGGTACTCGTTTACAAAAGTTTATGCAGCGGCTACCGCCTCGTTAAAATCGAAGCTGGTAGCCATTGATTTTGCATTAGCGCCAAAAGTTGCAACAGCAAGCATTAGGATTGAGATATGATTACGGCCTATGCGGCTGTCCTGTTCTAAATCCTAGCCTGTAAGTTCTCAGCTCATCATTTCCAGTATCAATAAATGATATGTCTGTTGAGCTTAAAGACGATATAGATGGAGAGGTGACTCCAGTTATTGATAAAGTTAGCCCAGCCTGGCTCCAATCCGTGCCACTCCATGAGTATGCTCTTAAGTCACCACCCAATCCAGTTCCATCTACAAAAGCAATTGATGATGAGTTTAAAGCAGATAATGAAATAGATGATATACTGGGAAGGGTTAATTTATTGCCAACCTGAGACCATGAAGATCCGTTCCAAGAGTATGTTGTTAGTTCAAGAGTTCCTGATCCAGCAAATGCAATTTCTGTATCGCTAAATGCTGTAGATTTTGGATCACCTGAGAATGTTACGGACAACCCGCTTCCGACCTGAGACCAATCAGTTCCATTCCATGAATATGTCCTTAGCTCTGTATTGGTACTATCAATGAACGATATTGTTGACGATGTAAGTGCGCTTATTGAGGCAACTCCAGCTCCAGATATTGAAAGGCTATTACCAACCTGAGACCATGAAGATCCGTTCCATGAGTATGTCCTAAGCTGATCGCTTGATGATTCAAAAAATGCAATAAGTGTTTCACTTAATGCGGTTATTGTTGGCGTACCGCTGACTGGTATTGATAGTGAAGAACCAGTCTTTGACCAGGCAGATCCGCTCCATGAATAGGTTGTCAATTCGTCATTTGTCGAATCAATAAATGCTATAGTATTCGAGTTTAGAGAGGTCGATGCTGGAAGCGTGATGGATGATACTGACAAGCCTGTACCAATCTGATTTATCTGATCAAGATATGCGGCCATTTGAGAAATCAAAGCTACAGAATCACCTGGGGGTACATTGATTGAGTTTGCGCTATCTTCTGCCTCTTGTGCACTGGTTGCTGCTGCTTGAGCTTGTGCCGTTGCCTGAGAAACAATTTGAGTATAAGGGATTGCTGTTTTGCTAGGGCCACCATCTACCGGGCGCAAAGTGACGTTACTGTCACCATTAAGCGCACGATCAAAGTCAGCAACATTTCTCTGGAAAGCGTCTATGGCATTTGTGCCTAATGGGCCATCGATAGCCATAATTAATCCTCACTAAACATTAGATTGTTATATTCAATCAGCTCTAATTGAACTGTCCCGTCATCTGCTGGGGTTTTTGCTGTAACTGTGAAGTCATAGTAATTCAAATCCTCATCAGTTCCAATAATAACACGGCTACCGAGCTGAGTTGGCACACTTGCTGCATGGTTAGCAACATAGGCCTTTGTTACGTCAAAACCGTCTACCCAGAAATCACCGTTTGAGCCTTGGGTTATGGCGTATGGGCCGTGAACATTTCCGTTTCGGTCTGTTAGGTGTCCAAAGTATGACATGCCCTGCTCGAATGCTGGGCGCTCACTGAGTCTTAATTGTGTGCCGGATATTTCCAGTACCTCAGCGTCAGTGGTTGCATCATCATAAATGCAGGCCCAGCGAACACGATCACCGATATCAACAAGTAAGCCGTCATCCAGTACACGTTCCATTACCCGGCGGCGCTGATAGACTAATCGCCTAACCTCAAGCTCTGCCCGGTTGATTGCCTGCGTCTCATTCCTACACCCAGCCAAATCGATCTCAAGCGGTCGAGAACCAATGCCGCTTTCAAACGTCTTTGTGGTTGTGTTTATCCTGCGGTCAATGTGGCGCTCTTTATTGTCATCAGGATTAATATAGCTAAGCCTGATTGAGTCGTTTCCATTTGGTTTTTGTAGGTTGAATGACTGCGATGATTCACTATTCCCAGCAATATTTCGGCGGTCGAATGTCTGAGTGACTGGCTTCTCCTCTTCCCGGAAGAATCGCCATATCTGCCCATCGCGGAACGCACCAACTCTGGCCACATTGCAAATAGTATGGATTCTCTGGCCAAACGAAATATTTATATCGTCAAAGCTGTAGTTAAAGCCTCTCAAGTCTGAGCTTAAACCGTCACTTACTTCATACAATGACTCTAAATCGAAAAGCTGTCTTGTTCTTGTTTCTCCAAACAGCCTGACAGCATCATCGAGAATAGCATCCGCAAACGATCGGTTGTTGCTATTGCGAGCTGTTATGGTGTCGGTTGATGAGTTGTAGGAGTGCTGAAGCCTTGTGGCTATCATTGATACCTCATCGTTTGACGCTATGTTGTCACGAAGCCTGTCTGCCCTATATTCTGTGTGAGCAATCGTAACCGCTCCGTCACCAACAACGGCAGATCCATCCGCAAGAGAGAATGCAGATTCAACAAACATCGCATCAGCTCCGTTAGGTATTCTGTTCTGAATGCGCCTAACTCTAAATCTATCAATTGTTGATGGTCTTACTATATCCTCAGTGATCGTTACTGAAGCGCCGCCAGGGATTCCACGCCCTTCTCCAGAAACAATAGCACCGGTATCAACATCTATCTCGTAATCAATAGTCTGAATAACGCCGCTTGCATTTCTTATTCCTTGTGGAAACTGGATATTAACAAGAAGATTGTTTGTCTCTCTGCATTGAAACCACGGAGACCAGCCATTTATGTCCTGATCTGATCTGCGCAGTTGAGAATAAACACTAACACCAGATGCATATACAGTTTCATCTGTTAATGTTCTGTTTGTCACCGTAAATGTGTAAACAATATCATTTACAACACTTCCACTAGATGGATCGTTAATTCTTTCCACAGCCCTTGTGAACGAGCTGTATTCAAAGCTTCCTGTCTGAGATATTGAGGCTGAAGGATCAACCGTAAAAGCATTAGTGCTTGCAAGTTGTAATATCTGCTCAAACAATGCGTTCCCACCAAAACCACCAACATGAGCAGTGATTTTTACCGTATTAGTTGCAGCAAAAGCTCTGAAGAATATAACAGAGGCATTAATTTCATCAGGCGCCAAAATCTCTACGTTTGATGTTCCCTGTGCAGGGGTTGCATATTTGTTATCTGACGGCGGGGTTCCGTTTCCACTAAAAATTATGTCTGCCTGCTCAAGATCAGAGAATAAAGACTCACCAACTTTTGCAGCTTGGATGTCATAAGTTCCGACACCAACACAAAAACCCTGTAGAAGTCTTTGTGAATTTCCCTGGAATCTATACCAGGGAGCCTGAATAACATCTGGGAAAGCTTGTATCTGACCCTTGATGTCTGGGATGCCCTCACCAGTTCTGGCTATGTTCGTCTGTCCGGACACTTGATTATTAGGTGATGTTCTTTGTACGCCTTGTGTGTTTGGTTTTTCCGGTCTTGGTAGTAGCGCAACTGTCACAATGGCAGTGATAACAGCAACGGCAACGGCGATGGTTACAGGGTCAGCACCATCCGGGCGGTGAATGGCATATACACAGTCACCGTCTTTCAGCTCATAATCAGGCTGGCAGGTTACAGAGTGGCCATTTAGGAATAGGTCAAAGCTGGAATCTTCTGGTAGGAAGTAAGCAGGAGTATCCCCCGGATTAGCCTGAAACCCAGTCTTATCGCCAGTCAGTCGGTCTACGATATAAACGCTAGTCATTCGCCGACCCACTTATAAAGCTTGATTTCTCCGCGATACAGTCGCCTAAATTGCGAGATCGTTTGATTTGCAACACGCCCGGTACCGCTCTCATTACCAAACGAATGAATAATGCGATTACCGATACGAACACCGACATGAGTAGCAAGGCCCTGAGAAAACGAAACAGCAACATAGCCACAGTCTGATTCAGACCACGACGAAACCTCTTGGTCAAATGCGCTTTGAATTGTAGCTGTTCCATTTACATAACCTTCAATGTCGTCAAGGTTTATACCCTTTACCCTGCTGAAGAAATCAACCACCAGGCCCCAGCAATCAAAGCTTTTTGGGCCTTGTGCGAACTTCTCCCACGGCTTTCCAATTACACTATCAACCCATTCTAATTCGTTCATGTTGTCTCTAATCCAGGGAACAGGTCAATAGTATAAGGCCGGGCGACTCGATAGTTAATAGGGTTATCGTCAGATGCAACGATATTGACGTTTCGCGTAGTTATGCGAATCTCGCTGATAGTGAACTCAAACGCCTTTATTTCTCCGGTTGGGTATATCTCACGATAGATCAAGTTAGCCTGATTAAACCAATCAAAACCATCTATCTTTTTCAGCTCGGTTAATACTTCAGAGCCTATGCGACCAAGTCTGACATTGATAGAGCTTTGTTCTTGCTCGCGCTGGCTTGGCCTTGGCACTTCGAACTGAAGCGGCTGAAAGGTAAGTTGCTGGCCATCGATTGTGAATGTTTTATTCTCGACTTGATCTCTAACAAATCGCTTCGTTTCTATCTGCGGATGACTGATTTCGATAGTGATAAAGCGGATTGCTATCGGCTTCTGAGTATGAAACTGCCTGATCTGTACGTTTGTTTCGGCCATTACTCAACCCTCGAAGGATTAAGATCAATCAATTTAGAAGTTCCTGGGTCAGCATTTGCGGGAACTACTGCATTGTTATTCGTTACAAGTGATATAGAGTCACCAGCATTGCTAAATTGGCAAGTGAACGAAAGTATTGATGTTTCAGGTGATGAGCCAACAGCTAGCGTCCTTACTCCATTGTAGTGAATATAAATGCTTCCACTACTCTCTACTTCAACGCCATAAGTAACATCACTTGTTAATCCAGATGCAATAGAAGTTACGCCACCGCCGGGAAGGTTGATATTAAGATCACCATTAATAAAGGTCATGATAAATATAACTGAGCTAAAATCAGTAGGGTCTGATGACTCAGAAATATAGACCTGACTTGTTGATGATGGCAAATAGCTATTTGTTATAGTGTAGAAGCTTCCCCTCGGAATATTCACATTCCAAGCGCCCCCGCACAGTAATTGTGACGCTTCTGATGTATATGCAAACGAGTTCTCAACGGTTGGAGTTTCATTCTGCCCGGCCCCGGTCACGTTTATATCGAAAAGATATGTTGCTGATTCAAACTCCTGCCAGTCTCGATTCAATGCAATATCAAACAGCGAGTAGTCGGATGGCCCATACTCTTCACGGGCATCAAGAATAAACTGAGGGTCAACAGGTCTGACAATGGATCGAGCAATAACACTGCATGAGTAGGTAAATGTATTTCCAGACTCCGATACTAGGTTTGGTATGCCATCCTCGGTGAAATGACACTCGTGAGTAATAAGGCCCTGTTCTGTCTTGATTGGCATTTCAAAGTACAGGTTGCCGCTTTCAGTCGCAGCGACAAACCAAGCGTCAAAGTATTCAGTGTCCGGCTGATTGAACACCAGTCGAAAATCCCATACAACAGTGGTTTCATCTGTCAGTTTTTGGAAATATGGCGTACCAGATAGCGGCTGAGAACCAATGAACTGATTAGATATAGTTCTCGATTTGCCGCTTTGTATTGCGTATCTAAGAGTTGAAGGGTAGTTAACGGCCATTATGAAGTCCTCCTTGGCAGAGTGTAAGACCCTTCTAGAGTTCTAGACACTCTTCCGCCTTCTGCGATATCAGTGATCAGCATGTCAACCGTAAGAACATTGTCATTTACTGACTGGCTTACATTTACAGACGCCTGAGCGTTGTTATTCACCACAACATTAACTTGAGGCATGTTCGTACCCGATGCAGCTTGAGAGCTGTTAGAGACATTCCCGTTTTGATCTGGAATGAGGTATTGACGACCGCCGGAAGTGAAAAGTTCCGGGCCTGTCTCGTTTACTCGGTATGGAGTGCCAGCAGATACCGGGCCGCCCGTTTGCCTTCCGGTGAATGTTTGGGCAACACCAACACCAGCAGCGATACCAGCTGACGCATAACCTAAAGCTGTCACCCTGGCCGATAATGTACCTGTTGGGTCAAGTGTAAGCGCCTGGGCCGCTGCCTGCTGTGTACTAACGATAATATTTGCAACAGCAAGCGCTTGGTTAGCAAGAAATATAGCCTTACCAAGTGCTGACTGCTCAGCTCCCACAACAGAAACAAGATTTGTGAGCTGTGAGCCAAGTTGAGCGTAAGCAGAAACCTCCATCTGGCGAGCGCGAAGGCGTTTGTTTATTTCATCCTGCTCAGCCTTTGTTCTTGCAGCGTCAGCTCTTTGTCTGTCCTGCTCGGCCTGCTGCTCAAGCGCACTGCGATTCATATATAGCTGTGCCAGCCTTTCTCCTTCTGGGTCTGCACCAGCATCAGCGCCTAGAACAGTTTCGCCTTCATTTTGAATATCAAGCCTGCGCTGCTCAAGCACTGCAAGCGCCTCGTTGTTTCTTATCTGCTCTTTTTCTAGCTCTGTTATTTTCTCTAGGTTTTCTTGTTCTTTTCTTCTTCTCTGTAGTCCAGTTACAGCACGGCCGCCGATCTTGTCCGGTATGTTTTGCAGACGCTCTATCTCATTAGCGTTTTCTCTGATTGTTGCCGTGAGAGTTTCTATTGATCCGGTAACAACCTCAAGCCTAACGGATTTCAGGTTAGATATTGTCTCATCAATAGTGCTGTTGAATTTTTGCGTTTCTTCGTCAGCGCCAATTATTGAATTAATAAACGGGCCAGCAAGTGAGGCGGTAATACCAGCAATAGCACCAGCAAGAGGGAATCCAAGTACGAAACCAAGGTCAGCAGCCTGGAATGCGAATGCCTGCGCAGCATTCCCGCCATTTTGAATCTGACCAACAAGCTGTTCAATCTGGACGCCTGCCATGCCAGCCTTGCGCCCGAAGTTGCCCATAGTGACATTGGCCGACTTTACAGCCTTGTCAGTCTTGGCAAACTCAGCATTCATTGACGCCGTGGTTTTTACTACCTGTTTCTCGGCAGAGATTAGCCCGTCAGTTCTGGCGTCAACCTCATAAAAAATAGTACCAGCATTCTCAGCCATCTTTATTAGCCCTCAACTGATCCATTTTATCCAGAAAATCATTGGCCTTCTCAGGCGTGAAGTCGTCACGATCTGGGTATTTTGATTTCATGATTGCCTGAAACTCGTGCATTGTCATATTCCACACGGTTTCGGTTTCTAGTCCGAAATGAGAAACCCCAGCGGCCACGTAGTCAATAGGGTTAAACTCTGGGTTTTCTGATCCTGATTTCTTTGGCTTCTCGTCACCAAGTAGGCCGTTTCTAAGCAGAGAGAAAGCAAGGATACATTGTTCTGAATCAGGAACTAAACCAGGAACAAACACCAGGGACTCACCAACAGGCACGTTATATCCAAACAACTCATAGTAAGTATCCATAGCATAATCAACCATGGATCTATCAAGAATTAGCCCGGCTGCTGATATCTGCCTGTCTTTGTCGTTGCTTTGTAGGTCTCTCCATAATTCGAACACATCACCCATATCAGCGAGCGCGCGAAAAGAAGGCCGAAAGGTGAACTCTCGACCGTCATCTGTATGGATTCCAACCTCACCAGCGGCAAGGTTAGCCATTAGATCACCAGAATGGCAGCTTCTACGCCAGTCCCGCCAGTCAGTGCAATATCACCTTGAAGGTATGCGCGAATAGTGCCAAGTTGAATAGTCTCAGATCCGTTTGCTGTCACTGTCAACTGAATGCCACCACTGACATCAATGGGGCCAATGCCTGGGCAGTTTTCAGTAGTGCCGCCTGAGCCATCAATAGTGACCGTAACATCAGATCCGGTTGTGTTTTGCATGATCAGAATTTCAGTGCGAAGCGGATCAAAAACAAAATCATCTGTACCAGTAAGCGTGGTGAAAGTTAAAGCATCAACTCCCCCGCGACCTAAATTACTTTTTGCTACTGTAGCCATGATTCACTCCTTAAACGCTAGTCGCTGAAATTGTACCGCTACTGGTAGCCTCGAAGCTGTAGCTGATTGCTCCGTCCACAGCACCCTCATTTGACCATGATGTGATCTGGTAGCAGCCCTCGGTGCGCAGTACGCCGCCGGAAGAATTAGGGCGCTCTAAACGCAAATACAATTTAGACTCGGTGTCACCCTCTGCGCCAGGATTGTATGAGAACAAATCAAGTCGATCGATCAACGGGCCTTGAGTCGCACCGCTTCGAGTATCAGTAAAGCCAGAAAAGCTTACTGTCTCATTGCGCAGAGTCTCTAAGAACTCATTCCAGCCGTTTGAGTTATCATCTGTAACATCGGTGTTGCTGATAGTTAGTGATCGGTTTTTCGTTGTTACCGCACCAAGGCGCTCATAGTTTGCACCGTCATCGAACGATACAGACAACTGAAGCAACTGGCCTGAACTTTTGCCATTAGCAGCCATTTTATATTCCCTCTGATCGGGTTGTTAGGCATTCCACATTCAAAGCGAATGATTTGCGCCCGTCATTAAATTGTCTAAAGGGCATTATATCCCCGACGATATTAAAATGAAAGATTGGCATAGTTGTTGCAGATTGTCTAATGGTTGCAGCTGGGATCAGGTAAGACTTAATAGCCTCGATATGCCTGCGCGGCTCAATTACATTGCCGTCTTTTGTTCCTGTTACGGTGATCTCTACAACAGGCGATCCCAATTCAATATTGGTATTGCCGCCGCGAGAAACTAGAGTGATGTTTGGGCGCTCTGGATCGGTGTCGTCAAAGAACTCAAGATCAACCTTATAGCCGTCAGTGAATCCACCGTCAGTCAGATAGTTCATTAGATATTCTGTAACTGGTAGCTGAGGCACTGTCATACCTTATAGCTCCTCTTTATGATCTGCTGTATAGCTTCTTTTCCGTCACGCTCGAAACCTTTTCTAAGGAATTCTGACTCAGCGCCCGGTTTCTGCCAGTTCTTTTCACCGCCGTCATGCACATATGCAGCGTAAGCAGCGGTGTACCCAGCCCGGCCAATGAATCCATTGGAGTCGTTTTTTATCTCCATGAACCTTGAGTTAACCAGGTTACTGGTATCCACCGGGGTTAATAGTACGGCGTAGTTCTGCCCGGTGATCAGTATTTCCGTTACGGTCTTTCGGGTAAGGTCGCCGCGAATATTGCCGATAAGCTTCGACATATTGCCTTTCACCTGATTCACGCCCTTAACTGGCATTAGACCATCACCGTCACATCAGGCCTGCCCAGTCCACGTTGAACGCGCTTTACGTTCTCGACTCGCACAATCTCTGCATCACTACCCGGATCAGGCATATCAGTATGAACACCAAGCATTACTCGGTCATTGCGCTTTATTTGGCCAGGGTCAGCGGTCACATAGAATACAAACTTAGGAATGAACTCAATACCATTGGAATCAACGGCTGATTTATTGTCTGTCGAGTAGTTGCAGCGCACAGTGAAAGGCGCTCCATAGATCGGCGTATTGTATCCAGGCGTAGTTCCAGTGAAAGGCCAGACTGTTAGCCTGTCTCTATGGAATCTGGTTGCGGTTCTGCTCATAGATTGGGCCTCGGTTTTCGTAAGTTGGGCCTGATACGCCGATAAACAGATTTACGCCACCAGGGTCGCCCATTACATCAATGACGCACTGACCAGCTACGCCAAGAGTCTGTAAAAACAAACCATGCGCGTATTTGTCAATGCCACGGCGATTTGCTTTATCCAGTGTGATTGCGTCACCATTGGCGCTGCGTGTCGATGTTTCGTTACTCTCGGTAATAACCTCGAAGTTAAAGGCAACCCCGGCAAGTTTAGCGCACTCCTGAAGTGAATCTGGCACGTTATTTGCGTCAAGGCACATATCAGCCTGATCAACCAATGCAATCAGCGCAGTTATTTTGCGGTCAGAAAACCCTTCGGATAAATCCGGGTACTCTTCGCGCACATCGGATACGGTAATTGTAACGGCCATTATTTATCTGCCTTCTCTTGCGCTGCCTTGGCTTGCTTGTCGCGTGTCTTAGACCACATAGCAGAACCAGTGATAGCTGGCTGGGCCAGTACGTTAACAACCACAGAGTTCAATACTGATGAATCACCAAGCAAAGAAGCAGCGATAATAACAGCAATTGCAATCAGGAAGTTACAGGCCGTGGCCATCATGTGCATTTTGTACGTGCGGCTATTCATTGGGTTCATTTTCATTAACCTCCAGCTTAATGGCTTTCATATTGTTTTCTCGGACTCGCTCTTTGTAGTTAAGGTAGCCAAGTAATAGCGATCCTCCAGCAATAAGCACAGTCATGGCAGTAAGGCATAGACCAATAACCTGAAGCCAGTCTATTGGCGATGCCATGGATGCAGCGCCAACACCAACACCTCCAACAGCAGCTTTTAATCCAGAGCTATGCTGCACAACCTCGGTAATGCTTCCTGTATGGCTAGCTACGTCTGTTATTTGGTGATTCATCCCTTGATGCGCGCTCATATCTATACCTTAATGCCCTTAGTTTGGTCAATGCGCGGTACAGCATAAAAACTGCTAATAGCATTAGAAATCCAGCCTCCAGCACCATTAAATTTAATCCTTAAGGTGAGTAAAGAGAACAATTCCATTATGGATAATGCTATAGCGGCATTTTCGAAGTTGTCATAAGACCAATAATAAAGTGATGCTAGCCACGCCGGGGTTGATTGATACTCCATTGATATAATAACAGTCCCTACAAGTATTGCTTTGGCCGAGCAAAGAAGAACTGTAAGCAGCATTACTGCCGAAAACATAACCGTTGGCATTGATAGTTTGAATGCTTTGTTTGCAACATGCGCCCTGACATATGCCCACATGCCTATTACAACATAGAAGAAAAGAGTCTGTATCTCTCCAGAGAACGTCTCTGAATACCAGAAAGCAAACAGCTTATCTATCAGCAAGGTTAACAGGACAAACGGCGCAAAGATTTTCACTTTTTGCCGCCCTTGTTTTTATTGCCAGTTGTTGGAATCTCTAGCTTTGGTGGTTGGGAACCTGCCCCGCCTGCATTAGCCATAACGGCCTCCTGAATTTACCTTGACTATATACTAGCCTAAAAAAAGCCCCCGGTTAAGGGGGCGGTGTAATCAAAGTGATTTTATCATTATTGAACCGTTGTTGATCTCAATTGACCTTCTGGTTCCGGTGTCAGTATCGGTCATGATAAACACATCGCCAGTACCAAGCTCAAGATTTCCATTCAGCTTGAACGTGTCGGTCTCTTCATCGGCATCAGTAAACGCACCAAGCCATGAATCCTCATTGGTGGTCAGTCTGTAGAACTCTGCCTCTGTAGGTACCTGATCTTCTGCGTATCGATACATCTGTAAGTGCGACACACCAACGATGCTATTGCCGATGCTGACATCGTTTGTAGCAAAGTCAGACAATGGTCTGTGCAGTCGAATCAGGCGGCCATTTGATGATTCGCCCTCGTGCTCACCATCTACCACCACGTAAGCTGCCATTTCAGGATCTGCACTTTGATCACCAAGGCGATAAGGGCGCAACATGATTGCCACATGCTCTGGAACTCTTACCCTTTCTGTGTTGTACAGGGAAGGGTCAAACAATCCGAAGCGGTCATGAGGATCACCTGAGTTAACAGGGTATCGAGCGTAAGTAGTTGACGCTGTCCACGTCTCAGTGATGCTGCGTGTTGCTTCCACGTTCCAGGTGAATGCAGCATTGGCAAGGGCTGTCGTAGGGCGAACAAACAGCACTCGGCGAGCATTAGGAAGGTCATTGTTTACCGCATCATAGGTGAACGAGATAGTACGAACCACCGGAGAACCTGCAACAGTGTATGAGTAGTTTCTGTTTCCGATGGTTTGGTCGGCGGCCAGATTTGAAATGGTTATCGTCTCTGAATGGGTTCCGGAATCGGTACCATTGTTATCTAAATGGATTGCCACGGTTAGCGTCAGCGATCCGGTCAGATCATCAGGAATAATAACCTCAGCCTCTACAGCAGTTGACGTTCCTACTGGCGTGTGCCACTGACGACCATCTACCTCTAGCTGTGAAGCGTAGGTTCGGGTACGACTGCTACCATCTTCTCGACCAATGTTAAGGAATAAACCCTCTTGCCCAGACAGAGCCATCAATGGTGTCGATGACGAAGGGCCAACACGAACCATTGATTGATTATCTGTATTCGTTAGAGGTCGCTGCAACGAATAATCAAACATGATTATCTTGTACGCGCCACTGCCTATGTCACTTTTTCCTGCTGTATTACGAATGCGAACATTGCTATTCAAAATATACGACTGAAAGCCAGGAAACGCAGTGTTAAGTGAGTCGTCAGGCGTATTGTAAAAGAAAATATTGTTGTTCTGGAATCCTACAAACTCAACTCCAGTAATATCGTCAAAGTAGTTGCCTGTGGCGCTCCTGACGTTCTCATCCCACAACTTAGCTGCCTCACGAACAAGACCAAACTGGCTTGCTGATGGCAGTGAGCGCCAACCGCTTGCTGTTGTGGTTGTTCTGGTAAGGTCGTTACTCAAAGCTGTTAGAACTTCAGGAAGCGAGCTTGTCGGAACCTCATCAAATATTGCGTGATCAAGGTTAGAGTCAAGGTTCTCCCTGTCAATCTTAAAGCTTCCGGCTGCTCCGGAAAGCATTTCATTACTTGCCGTACCGTTGACAGCGTAGGCTGTTCCAGCGGGGTTATTAATGTCAAAGGATGATTGAGGCAATACAGCAGTAAACGCCTGTCGATCAAGGATGATCCCGATAGGAGTAACACTAACCGTTTTGGTATTGTCATCTACCTCAACAAGATTGGTAACGTTAACGAACTTAGGTACCAAGAATGTGATGCTCCGGGTTCCTTCGAAGTGCGCCAGAATGCCGTTCTGCTGCCCTACATTAACGTAGTGAGACAGATCATTATTGCTCGATGCGTCATTGTCTTTAACGTACAGGTCGCCAGCAGTCCAAGGTGTAGGATCACCTGCAACCTCTAACCCGTTTAGCTTAGTTTCCTGTTCGTAGCTTAAAGAATGATTGGTAAGAAGTAGTGCTTGCGCTGTTGGCTCCAGCTTTTCAATATCAATGCTTCCATCTGCAATGGCTGGAATTACATTAATATCGTCTGTCAGATTGTAGCCACGGTTTACATTGGTCTGAACAATATCAATAGTCTGACCAAGCGCATAGTTGAGGCCACTGTAATTATCTGCAAGTCCGGCAGTATCAAACACGTAGTATGTATCTGTGGAGCCTGTCAAAGTAACAGCCCTGAAGTCATCCTCTAAGTTATGTCGGAACACTTCATTTCCGTCACGGTCTTTTACAACCAGGAATGCACTACTTAGGAATGTTGTCAAATCAGCAGGCTGAATGGTTCCGTCAATATCGAAGTACAGCAGCGCGCTAGACAGTAGGTTGGCCCCAGTCTCTCCAGTGAACGCATTAACCTGTGCCTGTGTTGCACTGAATAGCGCGTCTGTCGTTACCGATTCATCACCACCGATGTATTCTTGAGTCTCACCACTCTGAGGGTTGTTAGGATCGGTTGATGGGTTAATAAATGGCGCATGATCTAGCACATACGGTGACAAAAATATTCTAATGTCAGATATATCAGTCCTCAGTATTGCGCGCTGTTCGGATGTTGTGTCAACTTCCTCAATAGTGTTAAGAAATCTAATCTCAGACAGCGAGATAATGTCATTGGTAGCGTTACGGATAACCAACCAGTCATCGTTGGTTGAGTTATTCAGCCTGCTTGGATTGTCTTGCAATGCGACAATTACATCACCCTGCTCAACACCAAAACCACCAAAGCTATCATTTCCAACCCTAACCACATAAGCATCGCCAGCAGTAGGGGTGACACCAATTGGGAACCCTGCAATTGTACCTAGTGTAGGATTCAGGGATACGGTAGTGCCTACCTGTAAGTGGAATAATCCATTAGGAAGTAGCAATGCAGCACTGGAAAGCGTCACGCGAGTAGCCACCCATGGCTGACCACGGGCTGACTGTGCCAATGTCACAAGATCGTTCTGATGAGCTTCAATGAAGTTTAACAGTGTACCAGTCGCACTACCTCTGCGAATGTTGTTCGCACCTTCAACATCAATAACTACCGTGTTTGTTGGTGTTAATCCAGTATCAAAGCGAGCGGTACCAGCTTGGTTGAGCACTGTAAATTCTACTGGGTCAGATGCTCCAACGCCTTGAGCTGTTATCTCTGCATCCGTAGGAAGGATGAAGTTCACACGGGCGTCATCACTGCGAGCATAAAGCCCCGTATTTCCAGAGTATAAGTCAAAGTTTGTTGGGCCAATATTGACAGAATCAGTAAACGGAACAAACGGGCCACTAAAGCGATTGGCGTTAGTGCCGGGGCTTGCAGCAGCTACAATGCCAAACAGGCGGTTAAGTTGGTCAAGGCCATCCTGAACAGTGTTTATGCTTTCGTCTATGTTTGCAAAGGCGGCGTCATCAGCCAGAACTTGAGAGGCTCTAGCATTACCAGTAACAGAAGTCACCAGCCAGTCTGTACCGGAAGATGGCAGGGTGATAGTGATTGTCTGGCCCTCAAAGCGCATTTGATTAGCTTGGCCTGCAATGGTATTGCCGCCAGCCGGGATGAAGTCTGCTCGAAGATTAGAAGCGCCACGGTTAACGATAAAGCTAAACGACAAATCACGACCAGGGTTCAACGCTAAGAAATCAGCAATTGAGCTAAACCGGATGGCCTGAGTAACTGATGTGTTTGTATTGGTCAGTCGGATAGTACGATCAAGGTAGTTCGTATAGTTCGTTGTGTTAATTGTGAACTCTTGAGCGTTAATCTCTACAGGCGGCAAAGGTTGAGGTATATCGCCTTCAAATACCGGGCTTTCAACTACTCGGTAATCATTAGCAGCAAATATTCGGACAATGGTGCCGGATCGCATTTGAATAGTGTTCGCTGCAACTGGAGTTGTTGGTATCTCATTTCCGTTCAGGTCTAGCAATCCAGCCCTCTGAGCTACAAGCGTAGCGTCTGCCCGGTTTGAATCTGTGTTTTGATCATTGGCAACAATCCATAAGGCTGAGTTGTTATTTAGTGAGGCGTCAACCAAGTCCTGCGCATCTTCCTCCGTTGGCATATCGCGGCGCAGCGTTACCGGGTGATCCGCTACGGCGGCAGGAGTAATCCAGCTACGAACACCAGCGGCTGTTGAGGTTAGAACCTGACCGTCAGATGCCGGATTGCCTAAATCATCTTCTACAAATTGCTGAGTGGAGAAGTTGCGCTCAAATTCAATATAAGGAAACTCGACTTCTTCAGTTGGCCCGGTTGGGTTTGTTGGGTCAATAGGGAAGTCAATAGTCTGGCCTGCTAACTGGACATTACCACTTGCACAGCGAATGTCAGAGAATATGCGCGTACCAGTTGGCGGAAATCCGATTGGCTCCGGCGGCGTTACCTCAACATCGCCTGGTGGTATATCGAATGTTTTAACAGGCGCGGGGTTTGAGTCAACAAAATCAAACAGCGGGTTAGGGTCGTCATAACCGTTTTCCCAAATGGTGAAGTTACAACCTGTGAATGTTGTGGTTGTAGGGTTGTTGATTGTGTATTTGGTTACGCGGCCCGGCAATGGGTTATTAAATGCGAAGCGGTGGCCAGGGTTGCCAGTGAATGTTTCTGACTTATCCGCTGGCGATGGGTCGTTACGCTGTTCTGCAAACTTAGGATAGAATGCCCGGCCTGAGCCTGCTGTAGTGACGAGGCTTGTTATTGGATAGCTCTCGGTATCGTTAACAGTGTTTGAGTATCGAAGCGCAGAACCGCCGCCATAGATATTACCACCACCGCCAATGTCATTCTGACCAAGGCGAAGACCGCCACCGGATCGAGGCGCAAGCTCACCGTTAATTGTTACACGGCTAAGGCCATTAACAACACCAACAGTCATGCCGGACTCTTGCAGGGTTGAGCCGTCAGACATTGGAATTTCACCCGGATCAAGATTCATGATACTGGCGACCGCCGTATCGTCATTATCCGTGAAGGCATTTGTATTTGCGTTTGACTCGTACAGAGTCTTAATCATTTCTGGGCTATTCTCAGCCGCTAGAAGCTGCCATTGGTTGGCGTCATAGGTGCTAGGCTCATCTTCGCCAGACCAGCGGAATGTCGAGCCTCCAGTGATCTCTACGACCGTATAAACTGAGCGAGGGTCATTTCGTAGCTCATCTGGGTTGGCTGTGTAGTAAGTGTCGCGCGCAGCAATATCAGCAAAAGGGCTTGGCGGGCTTGGCACTTCTGGAACCTGAGCCTGACCGCCGCCACCAAAACCTGGGTATCGGCGAGCATCAACGCTAACCGAAAGAGACAGCGCCATTATCAGCAATGGCACCATTAGCATAATCCGTTTCATTTTTACTTCCTCTTTTAAAGTTCGGTTTCTGGTGGAGAGTACTTATCTTTCCACTCTATCGCTTGTTCTTTCGTGATGTGTTCGCCACCGTCTAGCAGGCCAGTGAATAGGTACTGGCCGTTTAATACGGTAGGCTTACACGTTGCGCTCATTAACTCATCAGCTACAGATTGATCGCTGATTAGTGTGTATGCGTACACTGGTTGCG